CGCGTCGGCAGGGTCTCGCGGAAAACGCGGTTCGCAGACTCCAGGCGCGCGGCCGAGTGCGCGTCCTCGACGCTGTGCGGGTCGTCCCAGGTCACGCGGTCGCCGCGGCGGCCGGTCATCGAGCGCACCGGGCAGGCCTGGCGCCATCCGGTGCGGTCGTTTTCAAAGTACGTCTTGGCGTTCTGGTCGCCCGCCATGCGCGTCGGCCACAGTCGCTGATACCAGGGCGACTGCACCAGGCGGCGCATCTTCACGTTGTCCCGGATCGCCAGGTTCTCCTCGTGCGAGGCGCCGATGAAGCGCATGGACGGGCACCGCTTCGGCCCCCACTCCCAGGCCGGCCAGAACACGCCGGTCGCCATCGACTTCATGGTGCCGGGCGGGATGTTGATCAGCAGCCGCGTGATCTGCCCGGCGCTGATCGCCTCCAGATGCTCTGCGATGGCGTCCATGTGCCAGCCGTGCACGTAAGGCGTCTCGGGCTCCAGCACATGCCAGGCGCGGCGGATGAACTCGACCAGGCTGCGCGAGCAGGCCTCACGCTCGATGCCCAGCCAGTCAGCGTCCGTCAGTCGCAGCGCGTGCATCCAGCAGCTCCTGCAGCGTGCGCGTCGACAGCTTCGTCGGGTCCAGGCTGATCGACGACGACACCTCGATGGGTGCGCCATCCTTGCCCGTCGTCTCAATCCGCACCGGCGCCTCCAGCCCCAGCAGCTTGGCCCGCCGCTCCATGATCTTCAGCACCCGGTCGACGGCCACCGCCTCGCCCTTGCTGGCGCGCGGCCACAGCCCGGACAGCATCGCGTCCAGGCGCGACAGGTCCTCGCTTTTCAGCGTGTCCGCCTCCGTGCTGATCTGCGCGCGGGCCTCCTTCAGCGCGTCCATGACGTGCCGGTGCGCCGTGGCCAGGCCGATGCCCAGGTGGTCAGCGATGGCCTGGTATCCCCACGCCATGCGGCGCAGCTCCAGCGCCTTGCGCTGATCGGCCAGGGCCTTGATGCGCTGGGCGCTCAGTTTCGGCCGCTCGGGCATGTCAGGCCTCCGCAGCCGCGCTGGCGGCTATCTCGTCGAAGGTGCGTCCGTCTGCCTCCAGGGTGGCCTGCTTGCCGGTGAAGGTCTGCCAGCGGCGGACGGCCATGTCCACGTATGGCGGATTCAGCTCAACGGCGTAGCAGCAGCGCCCGGTCATCTCGGCCGCAATGATGGTCGTTCCGCTGCCGCTGAAAGGCTCGTACACGGCCTGCCCCGGGCTGCTGTTGTTCTCGATGGGGCGCTTCATGCACTCGACGGGCTTCTGGGTGCTGTGCCCAGTTTCAGACTTTCGCGGCTTGTCGATCTGCCACAGCGTCGTCTGCTTGCGGTCTCCAGCCCAGTGCCCAGTGCCGGTCTTGCGCACCGCGTACCAAGCCGGCTCATGCTGCGGGTGGTAGTGACCACGGCTGATCACAAGTTGATGTTTCGCCCAGATGATCTGGGCGCGTATTTCCAGGCCCGAGGCCAGCAGCGACTCAGCCACGATGTGCGCCATGTTGCCGGCGTGCCAGACATAGGCAACATCGCCAGGGAACAGCGCCCAGGCCTCGCGCCAGTCGGCGTTCCCATCGTTCAGGACGGCGCCGGTCGCCCGACCGGCGCCGTCCTTCCATCTCTTCGGGTCGTTCTTGGCTGGCATTGCCTCGTTCCGCCACACTGCCGAGTACTCGACACCATAAGGCGGGTCCGTCACCATCAGGTGCGGCGATACCCCCCCCCAGCAGCTTCTGTACCACTTGGGCGTCGGTGCTGCTGCCGCAGATGATCCGGTGTCGCCCAAGCGCCCAAACGTCGCCTGGCTTGCTCACCGCCTCAGCCTGCACAGGCGGCGCATCGTCCGGGTCCGTCAGCCCCCGCGTCGGCGCGTCCTCCGACTTCAGCCCAGCCAGGAACTCGTCCAGCGCCGCATTTCCGCCCGCTACGTCCTCCAGCAGGCCGTCGAGCAGCGCCTGGTCGGTGCCGGCCAGCCCGGCGATGGGGTCCAGCGCGGCCAGCACCAGTTGCTCCTCGGCCTCGCTCAGCTCGACGTACAGCACCGGCACCTCGGGCTCGCTGCGGCGCAGGCCCAGCGCGACCCGGGCGTGGCCGTCGACGACGTGCCCGGTCGTCCGGTTGACGATCACCCGCTGCACCCAGCCGACAGCCGACAGCAGGCCCTCCAGCGCGTCGACCTGGTGCTGCGGGTGCACGCGCCAGTTGCGCGGGTTCGCCAGCAGCTGGTCGGGCGCCTCCATGCCCTCGCCCACTATGCGGTTTCTGAATGGGTCCGGGCGCGTCTTTTCCGCCCCCTTGGCTTTCCGGCTCTCAGTCGTCGTCACGGTTCTCTCCGATCATGTCCAGCAGCTTCTTGCCGCGTGTCTTCGCCTTGCGCACCGGCTTGGGCGGGCGCTGCTTTGCCCGCCGCACCCGCTCGCGCTCCTTCCACTCGTCCGTCTCCTCCGGCAGCAGGCGCACGACGCGCACGCGGTCGCCATCCCGCTGGACACGGTAGGGAGCGGGCTCTGCGGCTGCAACAGCGCCGAACCGGCCGTGTTTGTGCAGCACCTTCGCCGCCTTCATGGCGTCGGCCATCGTGAAGATGCTGGACGGTGCACGGGTGACGACAGGAGGAACCTCGACCGCCTTCACGACCGCCCGCCTGGGGAAGTCGAACGCCGTGTCGATGTCGCTGTCCAGCTGCCGCAGAGGCATGGCCAGCGCGGGCTGCTTCAGCCACAGCAGCACGGTCACGGCCTGGCGCCAGGTGCACACGACGGCCATGCGCAAACGCCGCGTCGGTGTCGGCGCGGCGTCGGGCGGTGGCGATAGCTCCGCGAATAGGCTCATCTGGGGGCTGTCGTCGCCATGCATTGGTGCCTACGGCCTTGCCGTCCGCTTCTCCCATGCCTTCAGGAAGTCGGCCTTCACGCGCTGGGCGAAGGGATCGCCCTCGCGCTGTGTCAGCTGCTGCAGGTAGGTGGCGCGGTCCTGGCGGCCGGTCATGCGCTGCATCGTGGCGACGTGGCGGTCGACCTCGGGCTGGCGGGCCTTCCAGACGCGCAGGCACTCGTCGCGCCACTCGGGGCTGGCGCTGTCGACCTCGCGGCCGTCGTGGAGGGTGACGGTCGGCATCAATAGTCACCGTCCAGCAGCACGACGGCACGCGGCTGGTCGACCGTCAGCAAAACAAACTGGTCGGATGTCACGGGACCGCGAAGGCCGCGCTTAGCCAGAGCCGTCTGCAGCAGCTGCGCAGCTTCCTCTGCCGTCTCTGCGACCACGACGGCGGCTGTGCCAACCGGGTAGTGGCCTGTAAACCGGGTATTAGTCCAGACCTTCACACTCACACCTCCACCCGGCTGACCCGGTACACGACGCCGAACAGCTCCAGCCTGGCGTTGACGCGTGCCTCGACCGGCGTCGGCCATTCGCGCTGGCGGGCAGGGTCAAAGGCCACGCGCACAGGGCTGTGGTTGCCGCGGCCGATTCGGCGCAGGACAAGCGTCACGGCTTGTACCCCGGCGCCGTCCAGCACAGGTGCCCGGTCTCGCACACGCCCTCTGCCCGTAGCTTGCTCATGGCCTGCTGCACCTGAATCTCGGTGATCCCGAACTTCACGGCGGCGTCGGAATAGCTCAGGTACTCGCCCGGGTTGGCGATGAACCACTCGCGGATGCGGTGAATCACGCTCCCGACGCGGCGGCCATCGGTGGGCATGGTTGGGCCTGTCACAGCAGCACCGGCGCCCGCAGATCAAGCGACGCGACACGCACGCGCACCCCGGGTGTCGTAGCGTAGACCTTCCGCAGCAGCACCTCGACGGCCTGCACGTCGTCTTTCCACACCACGCCGTTGATGCCGTCACAGACGGCCTTCAGCACGTTGTCAGCGTCGGGCTTCTTGGCCGGTCGGGTCGATCCCTCCAGGGCCTCGCGCTGCTTGCGCTGGCTCCAACTGGCGGGCACGCTGCACAGCACGTCCAGTTCGATGCGGCACGGGGCCTCGAAGGGTGCGGCGCCTGCCATGGCCTGTTGTGCGGCGTGGGCAACCAGGCCCTCGTATGCCACGGTCTTCTGCGGCGTCGCCATGCGCGAAAAGCCGCCGATCTTGACGATCTTGGCGCGGCCCTTGCCCTGCGGCTCGCCGGGCACGGTGAACGAGACGGTGTTGATCATGCTGCAGGCCTCCAGGTGAACGCACTCGACGCGCAGGCGCTGGCCTGCCATGCCTTGCCGCGCCTGATCCGGTACAGGTGCGTGAAGTGCACGCCCAGCCGTGCGGCCATGTCCGGCATGGGCTCGGTGGTGGTCATGATTTCGTGGTGCAGCTCGGGGCTGTACAGCAGGCTCACCTTGCGCTTTGCCGCGCCGATACGTGCCCGGTGATCTGCCGCCAGCTTGGGCCGCAGGATCGAGAACAGGTCGCTGCGCGTGCCCCACTCGCGGTGCTTCGGGTTCGCGCAGGCCGGGTCGCGGCAAGTCGGGACCAGCATGCGCTCAGTCGTCGGCCGCGTGCCGTGCATGACCCACTGCAGCGCGGTGGACATGGACTGCACGCACAGCTCGGGCAGCCACACGCGGGGCGTGCCGCGCTGGATCGCGCCGGCCCACACCCAGCACCCAGTCTCGGTGTTGATGCGGCACCGGGCCTTGATGTCGTCCAGCGTGCGGATGCCGTCCTGTCGGGTCTTGCGGGTCATGCTGCAGGCTCCCCGGTGCCCATCGGCCCCTTGAGCGGCGGGAACGCCGCCCACTTGCGCACGTCGGCCAGCGCCTCGGGCGACAGGTCGCGGCCATCGCGGCTGCGGGCCAGGGCGTTGACGCCAGCGATGCGGAACAGCTCGCGGCGCTCGGCCAGGATGCGGGCGGCCACCGGGTCGACGCTCAGTTCGAGCGGGCCAAGGTTCAGGGCTGGATTCTTCACACCACCTCCATCGGGTACGGCTCGACGGCTGCGATGTCGCTGTCGCAGAACCGCATCGAGCGGTTGTCGAAGTGCAGCGCGAACCGGCCCTCAAAGTCGCCGTTGCGCTGCTTCTCGATGGTCACGAGGTGGTCGGGCTTCGCCAGGATGTCCGGGTTCTGCAGCTCGACGGCCTTCTCGGACTCGCTGCGCTTGGCCTTGTTCATCCACACCGTCACGATGTTGTGACACTGGTCGCTGATCGCGCTGCTGCCCCGGATGTCGTACTTCGTCGGCGGCCTGCCCTCGCCTTCTGCGCCGGGTTTCTTCGCGTGCGCCACCAGGTGCAGGTGCAGCCCGGTCTCCTGTCCGATGGCGCACAGGTCGCCGACCAGTTTCTTCTGCTCGTCGAGGCTTTCCTCGGACTCGCAGACCTTCATCATCGAGTCGATGAACACATGGGCGCCCTTGTGCTCGTCGGCAAAGTAGCGGCACAGGGCCAGCGCGCGGCGGGGCGTCAGCGCGCCCACATGGTCGAACAGCCACAGGCGGCCATCGGTCCAGCGCAGGAAGTCGGCGAGGCGGTCGGCGCTGGGCAGGTCGGTGGCCGTGGCCTGGCGGCACATGCGGGCCAGGGTTTTGCGCGGCAGCATCTCCAGCGACACCAGCAGCGTCGGCTCGTCCTGCGCCACCAGGTCAAGCGCCACCTGCCCGGTAAACATCGACTTGCGGTGGCCGTTGAACCCGGCCCACACGGTGACCTCGCCCGGCCGGAACTCGATGGCGCTGCGCAGCTTGGTCGAGTGCATCACGCCGCGGCGCACGCGGCTGGCGTAGGGCTTGAACTCGTCGGCCAGGTCGTCGGCGAACGCTGACGGCTTGCGCACCTGGGCCTTGAACTCGGTCTCGTGCTCGTAGGCCGAGAAATCCAGATCGTCTGGAATGAACCTGCTCATCAGATGTGCCTCCAGGTGACGCCGCGCCGAGCCTGCGACACAGCGGCCAGAGTCACGCCGCAGTAGGCCGCCGTCTCAGCGTCGCCGCGCTCGCCTCGTCGCAGAGCCTTCACGATTTCTGCGGTCAGCTTGGCGTGCGGGTTCAACTCGCCGGACTTGTCCCGCTTCGCCGAATCGACGAAGGCCTGCTTTGGCTTCGCTGCGCGCCCCTTTGCTGCGCAGTCGGCCATGTTCTCCGCCTGCGTCCCCAGGAAGAGGTGATCGGGGTTCACGCACGCCGGGTTGTCGCAGCGATGCAGGACGCTGATGCCGCTGGGGATTGGGCCGTAACTCAGCGACCAGGACAGCCGATGAGCGCGCCACCTCTTCGGGTGGGCCATGAAGTCGCCGTATCCGTCGTTGTTCTTGGCGGCCGTCCACTCGATGCAGCCGCCCTCGACAGGCTTCTGCTTGGCAAGGAACGCTCGCAACTGTTTGGGTGTCAAAGGGCTCACGGGGTTTCCTGAAGGGTGGGGAGGGTTTCGATGCCATCGACCCGGCGCAGATCGCCGCTGGCCGTTGGCGCGTAGACGGCGGCCATGACGGCGCGAGCGCCGGCTGCCACGCATGCGTCGTGCAGTGCCCGGACCCTCACGGGGTCGGTGCCTGCCACGGAGACGATGAGCCCGACCATGCAGCGCAGGTCCAGGCGGTTGATGCGGTCGTCGGGCTGCACCTCGACGTGGGCCACGCCGGTCCAGTGCTGCCAGTCGCGCCAGCAGCCGAGGCGGTCCATGCCGTCGCAGATGTCGGCCGAGACCGGGCGCATGCCACGACGTCGCATGGCGACCAGGGCTTCGTGGCCGCGCATCAGTGCGCCCCCTCGAACACGTCGCCGGTCCGCATCGCAGGCTTGCCGCCAGCGTCCCGCAGCAGCCACGCGGCCTTAAACCCGGCCCAGTTGTTGGCGACCGCCGTTGCCACCGTCTGCGGCGGCGTCATCCCGGCCTTCAGCCCCTCGGCCTTGGTGTCGGCCCATGCAGTGGGCGTCAGCGGCAGGCGCTTGGCCTTTCGCAGGGCCAGCCAGTCGGCGGCCTTCTGCGGGTCGACCCCCTCGGCCTGCAGGTCTTTGGCCTTCAGGGGTGGGGCCGGTGGCGGGACAGTCGGGGCGTCAGCCGCGACCTTAGTCTTTTCTTCTCTAACCTGGGTCTGGGAGGTGGGAGGGGGGAGGTGGGTATGGGTTACCGTGTCGTCACACGTGACAGGTGTGACAGGTGCCGTGACAGGTAACGCACCTGTCACGCGTGACAGAAGCGTCTCCAGGGTCTTGGTTGACGTGTTGTAGTCGGGCACGATGTCGTGACCACGGAGGGCCTCGAACAGTGACGCGCGCCTCTCGCGCGCCCTGCGCTGGCGCTCCTTGGCGTTCTCGCGCTTGGCCTCGCGCTCGGGCTCCATCTCGTGGAACGTGGCGATGTCGGTGTCGCAGCGGGTGTTGTGCCAGCCGTCGTCCTGCAGCTCGAAGAACTCGCGCAACACCTGCTCGACGGCATCGCGCTCGAGCTTCGTTGCGGCGCGCACCAGGCGGCATGCCTGCTTGATGTCAGCCGGGATCGGGGCCTCGGCGCGGTAGTACAGGCTAAGCAGGCGGCGATACGCGCAGTCCTCAAGCCACGACAGGTGCGCTGTGGCCCCGTCATAGTCGCCGAGGTGGTGCTCGTAGTAGTTCATCGCGCACAAGCCCTGCAAACCCAGGTCCGCAGCCCGCGCACCCGCTGCAGCTTCCGCCCGACGCAGCTCTTCGACTTGGCGCACCGCGGGCACAGGAAGGTGGCCAGCACGCCAGGGCCTGGCGATGTCAGCCGCACGTCGGCCGGGCCGTTGCGTTGGTCGGCGGTCATGCGGCGTCGCCTGAAACGTCTGCAACAACCCCGACGCCCTTCCCCCCTACTTGGCAGACTGATGCACCCCCGCATTCAGGGGGCACAGTCGCGGCATGGTTTCCCAGCGCACCGAAGTCGACCACCCAGCCTGCCCACACTGCGGCGGGGCGATGCGTGCGGGCCTGCACGGCAGCAACGAAGGCGGCGCGCTCGCGCATGCGGCGGCGCAGCTTGTAGGCGGGGACGCGGGTGCGCCTCATGCTGCCACCTTCGGCGCGGGTGCCGGGTGCTCGTCGGTGACCAGCTCGGGCCAGATGCGGTGCCAGTCGTCGGGCCGCAGCTCGCGGCGCGACACGGCGCCACCGCTGATCAGCTCCATGCTGGCGCACTTGTCGGTGGGCACACCGCGCTTGCGCCAGTTGGACAGGGTCTGAGGCGATTCGCCCATGGCCTCGGCTAGCTTGGCCATCCCGCCGCAGACCTTGGCGGCGCGTTCGATGAGTTCATCCATGCGGCGCATGCTACACGGCCCGTGTAGCGAAGTCAACGCCCCGTGTGCGGCAGTGCTTCACACTTCGTGCGTGGACGACCTGTGGCAGCGCGTCATCGCCAGGATTCAAGAGGCGCACCCGAACGAGCGGGGGCGGGAACTGACGTGGCTGGCCGGGAAGCTGGGCACCAAGGTGCAGGCCGTGCAGAACTGGAAGACGCGCGGCATCCCGCCGAGGCAGCACGCTGGCCTGGCCGCGGCGCTGGGCTGGACGGTCGACCAGCTGCTGGGCAACGCCGCACCGGCGCCGACGCGCTGGCCGTTCGAGCGCGTGCCCTTCGACCGCTTCAGCGGCTACAGCGAGCGCGAGCAGGGCGTGATCGAGGAGGCCATGCTCGACGCCATGGACAAGCTGGACGCGCGCAGGCCCGCATCTGGGAAACAACCCCGGGCCGCGGCCTAACGTGCCACGTTCACAGCCTGCCCGCCATGCCGTCCACAAGGCTATGCACAATTCACACTGACGCCCCCCTATGTGAGGTGGTGTGCCTGCACGGCACCTGGGGCCTGTTTGCCAGAGGGGGCGACCGATGACGACGACATGCCGCGCGCTGATCCTGGCGCTGGCCGCTGCAGCTGCAGGGTGCGCCACCACTACGGGCACGGCGCCCACCGAGACGCGTGCCGGCTTCGACGGCGCCCGGGTCGTCGACATCGCGCCGCACGGCGCAGCGTGCACGGGCATGCCCTGCGTCAGCCTGGGCGCGCAGTGGTCCTCGGCAAACGCGGCCAGCGCGCTGCTGCGGGTGCGGCTGACCGGCAGCGCCTACACCGGAATCCGGCGCGTCGAGCTCAACATCGACGGCATCACGCGGTCGCTGGAGACCAGCGCCGGCTTGACGCGGTTCTCGTCGGCCGTGCCGCCGCTGCGCGACAGCGACCAGGTGTTCGGCGTGCCGCTGGCGACCGTGCAGGCGCTGGCCACCGCCAGGCGCGCATGGGTGCGCGTGCACACGGGCGAGGGCTACATCGACGCGGCGGTGATCGACGGCGACGCCGACAGCAAGGCGGTGCACGCGCTGCGGCGGTTCCTGGCGCAGCAGCAGGGCGCCGCGCAGTGAGCGACTGGGCCGCGCAGCAGGTGCGGGCCATGCTGGACGCCTGGGCGGAGCGCGAGGCCGCCATCGCACGCGGCATGGCCCAGCACAACGCCGAGATAGACCTGCTGGCCAGCGACCCGGCCAAGCGCGCCGAGCTGCTGCGCCGGCTGACCGGCCCGCCACCAGACACGCCGCCCACCGAGTAAGCCCGCCGAGTGCGGGTTTTTTCACGTCTGAGGCCCCAGACCGTGGGGGTGCGCGATCTTTTGGTTCACGCCCTGTTGACTTGACTACACAGCCGGTGTAGAGTGCAACCCATGCGCTGCGGAGGTCGTGGCGCCTGGAGCAACCAGTGAGCTACTTCCCCAGCATCCCCCACACGGTCGGCAGCGTGCCCGCCGACCTGGCGGCCGACCTGATCGCCGCGGTCGAGTCCGGCAACCCGGCCGCCAAGGTCTCGACGCCCGCCTACGGCCGCACCCAGACGCCCCTGGCCGATCTGCTGGCCGACGATCTGGCGGGCGGTGACTACCTGCTGCACGGCCTGCTGGCCATGTGGGCAGCCGGTCTGAAGTCCAGCGATCTGGCCTTGCGCCTGCAGTGCATGACGCTGCTGAACGAGTGGCAGCAGAAGCACGTCGCTTTCCACCTGGACGATGCGCTGCACGAGTGCGGCGTCCGTGAAGAGCCGGGCTACTGCCCGCGTGCGCTGTGAGCGCCGCCGTGAACGCGCAGCTGCTGGCTGCATGCACCGAGGCCCGCGTGTGGCTGCTGGGCCGCCCTGGCACCGAGCGCCAGATCGCGCTGCTGGATGCGGCCATCGCTGCGGCGACACCGGAGCCGATCCCGGTCGGCGAGGCGCGCGACAGCGACTTCGGCGCCTTCCTCGACGAGGTGCGCAAGTGATGGCCGCCGATGCGATCCACGTCTATGGCGACGTGAAGCCGGTCTCGCCGAAGGTCGAGGCGCCCATCGACTGCCGCACCTGCCAGTGGGCTGGCCTCGGAGCCTGCACGCTGTTCGCGCACCAGTGCCGCGAGGGCGAGTCCTACAAGGCCACCAAGCCGGTGCAGTTCTGGAGGCAGCCGTGAGCCCCGCCGCCCTCGACATCAAGGCCTGGGCACCGCGCGTCGTGCAGCGCCCGGCCGACCCTCTGCTGGCCCGTGCGCAGCGCCTGTGGCCCGACAGCGAGCGCAACCAGCGCGAGTGGCTGCGCGCCGTGGGCGTGGTGCGCAAGACCACGGGCGGCTGGCGCCTCGACAACCCCGTGCAGCGCGAGGTGCGGTCATGAGCCCGCACACCTTCTGGCGCTGGGACGACGCGGCCATCGCGGTCCTGGCTGTTGCAACGTGCGCCCTGTGGGCGATGGGAGTGATCTGATGCTGCAACTCATCAAGCCCGGCACGCCGCAGTGCCGAAACAAGCTGTGCGGCGAAGGCTCGCGGCTTTGCCCGACGCCGCAGGCGTGCCAGCTGCCCGACACCGACGACAGGCCGCGCCGATGCCTGCCGGGAAGCGTCGAGCAGCTGCGGCGCGTGCTGCTCGGCGGCGTCGTGGTCTTTTTTGCCGTCATCGGGCTGGCGCACTTTGTCGCCCGCATTTTCT